ATAGTTGGCGTGCGGGTAGTCCGGGTCGAAGCTCTTGAAGTCGTAGCCGGCCGGAAGCATGCCGAACTGGCCCGGGTCGGCCTCGGTAAAGGGCATGCCGGCGGCGTCTTCGCCGTCCTGCACCGGGGCGGGATCGCCGTCCGGGCTGGTGAAGAAGCCCATCTTGCTGGCGCCGATCCGCGCGGCGACGATGGCGGCGTGGTTGTAGCCCTTGAGGTCGTTGACGGACAACATGACGGCGTGCATCCATGGCACGCCGCGCACCTGCTCGGGATCGTCGGTCATGAACAGGTGGATGATCTCGCCGGCCGGGATGCGCTGCAGCTTGCGCCCGGTAGGGTCGCGGCCCAGGGCATTGCCGGCGAGCCAGTAGGCGACCGGGACGCCGTCGCCGTCCATTTCGACGCCCATGATGATCTGGTTGCGGCCGTCGGCCGGCTCGCGGTTGAGCGTGGTGTCGAGGCGCTCGATGTCGAGCACTTGCAGGGCGTAGCCGTAGGGGTTGGCGGCGCCCTGGCGCTCACGCACCAGGATCTCGCCATCACGGGCCAGGCCCATGGCGACGGCGCGGCTCATGTCGCGGAAGCTCAGGCGCTTGGCGATGTCGCAATGGCGTGCCTTGCCCCAGTCGGCCCAGCCGGCTTCGATGGCGTCGTTGGCGAGCTTGTCGGGCGAGCCGTCGGGGTTCTTGACGCGGGCCTGCAGGGCAAAGCCGCGCGGGCCGACGACATTGCCGGCGACCATCTGCAGGAACTTCTTCGCCAGCGGCGAATTCTTGGCCAGGTCGCGGCTGCGGCGGCGCAGGGCATCGAGGTCGGCGCGCAGCTCGGTGTTGATGCTGCGCTCGGCGGCGACCCATGAGTGGGTGAGGCGATTGTATTGCGCGGCATCGAAGCGGCGCCGGCCCGTGCCGCGGCCACCGGGTAGGAAGCGGGACAGCCAGGCAGGCATCTGCATTTACAGCCTCACGTTGATCCGGTTGCGGGGCGCCAGGCCAAGGGCGGCGCGCTCGGCGTTTTCTTCGGCGCGCACCTGCGCGGCGTAGAGGTTGCGCAGTTTCATCAGGCCGCTGAAGTCGTACTTGAGCCGGCGCCCGGCGACTTCGGCCTCGACCACGGCCAGCCGCTCGCCGCTGGACAGCGACAGCAGGGCGGCATCGACGGCGTCCAGCATCTTCTTGGCCTGCGTGCGGCTGTCGTAGCCGGCGGCCGACACGGCAGCCAGATCGGGATCGACCTTGATGCGCCCGCCGGGCAGGCTGACGCGCTCGGTGCCGTTGGCGACCCAGGCGAGCAGGACATAGTCGCCGGCGACGTAGTCGTCGGTGGTGGCCTTGGCGACGCTGACCAGGTGGTCGGCGCCGTCGGCCGTGGTGGTGATGTCGATCTTGGCGGTGGCATTGATCAGCCGGTAATACAGGGTCCACCCGTCGGTCGCCGGGTACTCTCCCAGCGACTTGCGCCATGTGACGGTGTCGCCGGCACGAATCCGCGCCGGCTCGGTGGTGGGTATCTCGATGGCCATGGCTTATCGTGGCCGATCGGGCGGGACATCGGCAGGGGTAAATGTCCTACTGGTCAACGATGCGCCGCACCTGCTTGACCGACAACCCAAACCGGGTGGCCAACTGGCGCACGTCGCGATGACCCTGATCCCAAAGACTGATGATGACCTCGTTGCGCCTGATCCTGGCTTCCGTCGGCACTCGGGAGATGTACACATCGTTGCGCCACCAGTCCGCCCGCACCTGACGTTCGATCTGCTCCGCCATCGCATCGGTGAATCCGCCCTGCCCGCCCTGCGCCGCCTTTACCACCCGGGCCAGGATGTCGCGAACGACGTCGTCGCTTAATATAGCCATCACCACCTCGTCGCAAAACCGCCGCGCGGACGGGAGCGGCGCTGCTTGTTGATTTCGTCGGCGGCCTCCTGCTCGGGAGTCACCGGCCCCAACGCCGCCATCCGTTCCGCCGCCTTGGCCCGCTGCGACGGGTCTATCTTCGACAGCCGGAAGCCGGCCAGCGCGTACTTCAGGCAGTCGTATGCCTCATTCCGCACGCGCGTCTGCACCCATTCGCGGATCAGCCGCCCGCGGTGAGTCTTTTCCACCAGGCGGTTGCTGGTGAGCTGCGCGAAGAACTCGTCATCGAAGGCCGGCTCGTTGCCGGGGAAATGGATATATCCGGCGCGCGGCGCACCGTCAGCTCCCGGCTCCAGCTTCAGCCGCTGGGTGATCAGCGCCTTGGCCGCCTCGTCGCTGACCAAAAATGGCGAAAACCCCTTCTTGCGGCGCTTGCGCAGTCGGCGCTTGCGGTCGTCGTCGGCTTCGACCAGCGTCTTGCCGCGGCCCTCGATGCCCTTTACCACGAACAGCCACGGCCGGCGCGCGGCAAAGGCAAGCACCTGGTCGGTGTTGTATCCGCTATCCAGACCACCGCAGTCCGGGCCGATGGCCTCCAGCTCGGCGGCCAGCTCCGCCCACGGCTCGACGCCCGCCGTGTCGCCGGCGACGATGATGTGGTCGATCGCCCAGGCTTCCTCACCGATCCCGAAGTCGTAGACGCTGACCTCGATGCGGTCCTTCTGCACGTCGATGCCGACGCTGCGCACGCGGCCTGCAGGTGTCTCGGTGTCGTAGGGCTCCAGCCGGTTGAGGATGTCGAGCGGGTTGATTTCCTCGCCGCGCTCGGTCCAGGGCTCGCCCAGGTTGGTGTTGATCCAGGCTCTCAACGTCGACGTGTTGTCCTGCGCCGCCAGCCAGCCCTTCACCAGGTCGGCCCAGCTCGGGCCGAGGCCGATCGGCGCGTAGAGCGCGCTGATGTGGTAGCCGCGCATGGCCCGCTCCGGGTGGCGCGCGATCCACACCCCGCCGGCCAGCATCGCCGGCTTCTGGTGCTCGTAGATCTCGGCCCCGCATTCGCGGCAGACGTAGCGGACATTCATCACCGCCCCATCGGGCAGCACGGTCCACTTGATGCCGTGCGGAGACTCCGCGCCGCCCCACTCCAGCGGCTGGCGCGCGCCGCAATGCGGGCAGGGCACATGGTAGCGGCGCTGGTCGCTGCGCTCGTACTGGCGATGGATCAGCCCGCCCGACACCGTCGGCGTCGAGACATAGACCCGTGTGGCGCGCGGGAAGGCTTTGGTCCGGCCCTCGGCCAAAACGACAACATCTCCTTCCTCGCCGACTTCCTCGGGGAAGCGGTCCAGGTCGTCGAGCATCAGCAGGCGCACCGACTTCTGCGCGTAGGAATTCGGCGAATTGCCTCCGGCGAGGAACAGCACGCCACCAGGGAAGTCGATCAGGTCCTGCCGGTTGGCCGCGTCCCGCGCCCGCACGCCGCCCAGCACCGCGCGCACGACGTCGGTCTCCTGCAGCAGCGGGTTGAGCTTCTGCACCTTCCAACTGTCGCGCGTCTCCAGCGTCGGCAGCAGCACCATGGCCGGACAGGGCGCGTGGTCCAGGGTGTAGCCGATCACATTGACCATGGCCTCGGTGACGCCCACCTGCGACGACTTCATGATCGCGATGTCGCGCACCCGGCTGTTGGCGCTGCAGGCGTCCATGATTTCCCGCAGGATCGGGTTGCGCGCCGTGCGCCAGCGACCCCGCTCCGATGCCTGCTTGCCGGACAGGATGCGATGGTCGTCCGCCCACTGGCTGACCGTCAGCGCGCGGCGCGGGGCGACCGCGTGGCGCAGGAGGGTGTAGCAGTGGGCGAGGTGGGTCATGGGTTGGACTTGGTTTTGGTCTGTACTACGTAGCCGTTTTCCTCCAGCAGCCGAATCGCTGAACCTATCGCGTTCTCTGATGGCCGCTTTTTACGTTGGGGCGGCGTAGCGTCAGGAATACCTGCCCAATCGCATATATCTTTCCACCTAGCAGGACCGCAACATGGAGCCTCCTTTATTCGGAATGGGTCATCCTTTAGCACCTGCACAACTTCCGCCTTTTTCTTGAACCCAAGCAACATCAATATTCCAAATCCGCGAACCGATAGACCATCAAATTCGTTCTTCATAAAGCCCCCTGCCCTGCCGCCGTCGCCGCGCGGCCCATGTCGTCGGCCACCGCCGACAGGATGCTGCGGCAGTGTTCAGCCAGCAGCGCATGCACTTCGTCCAGGTCCGACACCGGCGCCACCAGCGGCGCGATCTGGTCGGGCAGAACATCGAGCTTGGCCCGCACACTGGCGCCGAAGCTGCGCAGGGCGAGATCGACGTCATCCTTGGGGATCAGCTCACCGCGCTTTTGCTTGACCTCCATCTCGGCCATGTCGGCCAGCGCCGATTCCTTTCGCGCCTGGGCATCCGCCCGCCGCTCGCCACTGTAGCTGCCCGCATCCTGCGCAGGAGACGCGATCGCCGCCTCGGCCTTGCCAGCACCTTCACCCGCCCCCCCAATCGAAACAGCGGCCGTTTTTTGCGCCCGCTCGGTTGCGTGACGTTCTGCAACGTCGAACCGCATGCCGCCGGTTTCCTC